AAATATCAAACTCCCGCCGTTCTAAAGCCCGGCGAATATCTTCAACCAGCCGAGTCCGGTTCATGGCTGTTGCACCGTAGTTATTGATGATGATAGTATTCCCGCCGAAACTTTGATTGGTGATTGAGCGATTGAAAAAGTTCTTCTCGGCCGGGATAATGGCTTCTCCTCGATGAACTACCGCTAATCCAGTCCGGGGAACGTAAGGAGTGCCCTTTTGAAAGCCGAAAATATCGCCTATGGTCCCAATAATACCCCCTGAGCTTCCGCTGAATAAATCGGCAATAGCTTCAAAGAGTCCCGATATGGCTAATTCAGCCAGCATTCTTTGTAACATTTCCCGCCAGTTAACTTCAACGCCTAAAAATGCATCCACAAAAGCCTGCTTGATGGGTTGGGTAAGAGATAAGAAGGTCTGGCGGGTTTCTTCGGCTGCCTTATCAATTTCCTTTTGTAGCTCGTCCACTTCTTTTAATTCATCCTGAACACTTTTAATGTTTTGAACCATCTCCCGCCATTTATCGTTGAATTCAGCGGCACCTTTATTGAGCCGTACCATCGATTCATCTATTTCTTTGGCTGGTTTGCCCGCTTCAAATTTTTCACCTAAACCCTGACGTTCTCTCTGGGAAGCCAGAATTTTATCAATAAGAGCCAGGTGCTCTTTGGCTTGCTTGTTAGCCACTTCAAAAAACTTTTCTTCCGGCTCGGCCAGAGCTTTTTTAAGAGTTTCTAATTCAGCCCTTGCCCTTTGTGTCTTAAGAGCTAATTCGTCCGCAACCACATTTGAGATTTTGTAAGTATCCGTTAAATCAGAGACGGCCTGCTCAGAACCTTGTGCGGCGAATACGCTATCAGATAGAGCCAGATTAAAAGTTCCGATTTTGCCTTGAGCCAACCCCAGTTCGGCTTCTAATTCTGCGATTCTCTGTTTGATGAGTAGCTGGACCACTCCAGTATTAACTCCCAAGTCCCTGAATTCTTTTAGCGTGGTTATCAGTTCAGAAGAAGTTCTGATCAGCTTTTTTGCCTCTTCGTCTGATTTGAATAATCCAGAAGCAAAAGCGGCCAGAGCACCAACACCTAACAAAATCACCCCAACCGGCCCCACTAAAGCGCCAAGTCTTTGAGTCAAGGTAAACATGGCAGTCCCGACCAAAGTGCTGGCAGCCGCATTCTGGCGTAAAAGGGGAATCTGTGAGATTAGTTGCTGATTAACCGCCCCCAAGAAATTTGGGGCGCGGCTGGAAGCTAATCGGGCAAAAGACTTATCAAGCTGGTCAGTGCCGGCTCCGGCAGCTCTGCCAGAACCGGCAATCCTATTCAGGCTTTGATTGATAGCAGTCTCAGCCTGCCTTGCTCCGGTGATAGCTCCCTGACTATCGACTTCAATCGCAATGGTGACTTCAGGCATTCTTTAATTACTTCCCCGGTTTGGGTTCTTCTTTCCTAATCTGGCCGGAGATAATTCCAAATTGCTGTATGAGCTTGTGGTTTTGATCTGCCAGTCCTCCGGCCTTTGGCAGACAGCCGAATTGTTTACATAAAGAAAAGAGGTTGAGGGCATGGCCGTTGCTTGGGAAAATTTTGGGTAGTCCCTTGAAGTTGCACTTGTTGGATTCATAAAGTTGGCAATCCTGGCAGAAGGCTATAACTTTTGGGCATTGGGTTCGGCAACGCTCTCCTCCTTGACATTGTTCACAGCAAGCAGCGGCCCAGTCAAGAAACAGAAAGCCTACTGCTTGACGGAGTTTTTTTCTTCTACCTCAGAGACGAAATTCAACTGCCGGAAAGCTTCTAAAAGTCCGAAGCCTATCTGGGCCGTCAGATTATCTACCGCATTCTTTGTAACCGGCACAAGGCCATTGCCGTCAGTTATGTCCCATTCCACTATAGACAGATAAAGATACTCTGTTGTCTTGGCACTTAGATTTTCTGCCATCTCGCCATAGCTCAAAGGACGCATTTTGACCGTAGCCAAAATTTCTTTTGTCTCTGAGTCCAAAATCTTAATAGTTGCCGAATTCAGAATATCATCGGCAAAGCAATTCTTGAACTTGGAAGTTATCTCTTTCTCCATAAATCCTTTCAGTTATTGGGTAGCCGGGTTAGTCTGTTTGTCAACTATTGTAACATTCAGGTCATTGGTAGTATAGAAAGTGCCCGCACTGATAAAAGCCTCGAATTCTATTTGCTCATCAATTAAGGACTGCCCCCTTCTGATCAGGGTGGGCGGTTTAGCCTTGCACCGGCCTAAATTGATTCCCAAATGATAGGCTGTGCCATCTGGGGCTGCGTTGTCCTTATAGGTAGCTTCAAAGGTCGTATCAGCTGTAAAGGCTGTCATCAAGGCGTTATCGGTATAAACTCTCTGCGCCGTTCCCATGACTTTGAAACAGGCCCCATCGGCAGCACGTTCCAGCCTTTTGCGCTGATTAGAGCCACCTTCAAAACTTTCTTCGAGACCATCGGCATAAATACTCTCAAAACCGATTTTGACATTTCCCCAAGCAGTTAAGGTATTTATAGTCCAAGTCAAGGCAGGGGTAGAACTCGGATATTTGAACCAAGCCTCTCCGGTAGTAACAGTGTTGAATGTTGGAGTCCCGGATTCGGCGGCTTCCGTAAAGTTAGCCCCGATGAAATTAACCGTCAATTTGATGGGCTGATTCAGAGTCCAGTCTATATCGACCTTAGTTATCACACAACCAGTCAACTGGAATTGCCGGTCAATCCCGGCTTCCGGGGTCTGCAGGACAAAAGCCACGGAAGCAGGAGTAGTAAGTTTAACGACAAAGTCATGCTTTTGCCCCTGACCGCCATCAACACCAGTAGCTCCCCCGACTGTTGCAGTTGTGACGCTTCCCAAGAGATGTAGAAATATCCAGGGCAACTGCTGCTTGTGGGCAAACATAGTAAAGCTGCCCTCCACCCCTCTTAGACCCCTGGCAAATTCAGTCAACTTAGGCATAGCTTCACCAGTGGCAAAGGAAGCTCGGATGTCGTTACTGATAGGAGTAAACTCAAAATTCTCAACTTGTATCCAGGTCCCGGTCGTTGCACCTGGGGCTGCCCAGGCAACGTTATAGCTGGCTTCCTTTGTCATTCCCACTTTGATATTTCTTCCAAAAGATGGCATTTATCCTCCCATATCCGGCGTGTCAAATTTATTCGGCCAAGCGGCCAAAAGTTCTTGAGCGATTGCGTCCGGCATTTCCTTGCCCGCCGGAGTAATAACGTAATTCTGATCGTAGGCAAAAACTTCAATAGTTTCATTTACGATAGGAACCAGTATTGTCATCAGGGTGTCCCCTTGTTAAAAGAATAGGTGCAGCCGACTGTAAAGATGGCAATCATGTGGGGCGGGGCGGTTAGAACCGTATCCAGCCGCAGGAGCCTGAAGTTGTCGGCAAAGGCAGTGCCGCCGCTTAAAAACACCGGGGGCTTGTAGAGCAGTTCCATAATGTCGGCTACAAACTTTCCAAACTCGGTGTGAAGGCTTGAGTCCGCCCGGAAAAATACCAACAGCGTAATTTCCAAGTTGTGATGAATGGTAATCGCGTAAGCATCGTTAAAAGTCGTGGGAATCTCGGCCCCATTATCGATAACAAAAACTGCCGGAAAATCGGAGACATTAAGTTCGTCAATGCTCTTAGGGATTCTATCCACCAATCCGATGTTGTAATTGTAACCATTGGCAATCGTAATAGTTTTTAACTCAGTTTTTAATGTCTCGAAAACGTCGTCTCTTTTAGGCATTGGCTAAAGCCCTAGTTAATTGTCGCTCGATAATCTGGGCCAACTTGGGGAATTCTTCATTCAGGCTTGAGCGCAGATAAGAACGCTCCGGGTAAGTAGCAGTATGGGCAGTAACTATAAAAGACTTGCCTTTAGAGCTAATCCTGATGTGGCTGCCCCTAATTACGGTCCCCCCGAATTCATGGATAGGAGCATAGACTACATTGGTCCCGATTTCGCCAATCAGCTTAGGCGGCTCAGGAATAAGTTGAGTCAAAATAGAGCTTCTGAGTCTGCCAGTCTGAACTTTCAAAACCGGCCCTGACAATTTAAGCTTTACCGTATTCGCCAAGAGTCTCATAAAATAATCCAGACTATCATAGAGAATCCGGTTAATCTCTTCCGGCAGTATTTTTTGCAAGAACTGAATCGTGGCAGTTTTGCTCTTTTCGTCAACCGTAACTTTTATGCTCACCAGAATATCTTCCTCTTGTAGCGACTCAAAACATCGCCAACATGAGCCGGGAAGTTTTGGAGATAAGATTCTACAACTTGCCCGCCTGCGGTCTTGCTGGTAATCCCTATCCGGCCCGCAATTTTCATTTTGTAAAGGAAGGCTCCGATTTCTGCGACTGCCCATTTCAAGTCAGAGGGCATATTTGTGTCGGAATAACCAGCCGTATAGGTAATTCGCCAATAACGGGGAATCTTATCGAAAATCCCGCCGTTGATTAAAGTGATTATACCCTCACTTGAAAAAACATAATCAGCAGCATCAACAGTCGAAAAAGGGGAAGTCAGGCCATATTTAACAGCACTCAAGAGTGTAACCGGATAATTACGGAGAACTAATTGGTCAGAATTATTGCCGTCATAGACTTCATCTGCATAGGCCGTTGTTTTGAAAGTCCGGTCGCATTCCCTTTCGACCGTAGCATTGGCTGCCCGGACGATGGGGTCTAAGGAAGCATCCTCATCGTCCGTAGTGATGTTCAGATAGCCCTTCAAATCCGTCAGAGCTATTATCTGGGCATGGCTCATTTAGCTTTACCCTTCTTCTGGCTGCTGCTCTTCTTGGACTTCCAGCATAGAAAAGTTCTTAGGAAACTTCCCTATTACTTTAAGGGCAGCTTCTTCTGTGCATTCGTATTCACCCGCTGACATACAAATCAAGCCCGCCGTCGGAGCGGTATAGGCCATCAACTCCGGGGTTGGAGTGAATTTGATTTTCATCATATTGCTCCTTAGATTTCAAATCCATAGGCAGTCGGACCTTCATTAGCAGCCGTAGCAAAGAATGCTTCCAGATCACCTCTCCAGAAACTAATAATCTCAAATTGATCCTGCACTGCCAAGCGCTGGACTTCTAGGGTTGTCTGCCTTCTAACTCCATGAGCCAAACTGGGAATGTGAACCAGTGAAATAGCGGTGAAAGTATTCGGGCCAGCTAAAGTATTTACACCAGTGGCTGCCAAGTTAGTCGGGTATTCCTGGGAGGGAATTATCTGAATTCCGTCAAAGGCTTCCACCACACCGTCCCTAAGTCTCAAAATGCCCTGTTCAACCGGCCCAACTGCTGAAGTGGTGAGTCCAATGAATTTGTAATAGGTTTTAGCGGCACAAGACCAGGCTAATTCAGTTGGAATCATTCCGAATTTGCCGAGTTTCTCACGGACCGAGCGCAAAAGAGCTATGGTAAATGCGCCATTGAAATCAACAGTATTGGAACCGGCAATGGCTAATTTACGCACTCCTTTCCAGGCTCTGCGGAAGTCGTTGGCCTGACCAGCGCCAGTATGAACATCATCATCCTGATGTGTAGCAGTCGTATCGCCGGAGATATTGGCGGTTTCAATTCCCCTGGCGATAGAAATGGCAATCTTATTTTTCAAGAAAGCCATCAAATCGATTATGGAATTCTCTACCGCTTCATTGGAAACTACTACCCTTGCCCTTCCCTTTTGAGCCGTAAAGGTCACGTTGGCAGTTCCCGGAGTTTCTTCCAGAGTATCCGGTGTAACCGTTATGGCGGTAGTTTCCGCCACTTTCTTCATTACGGTGTCTGCACCCGCGACCGGGAATTTCCAAATATCTGAAGGCATCGGAAACATCTGAAAGAGTGCTGCTAATCTCAAGTTGATTCGCACCAATTCATGCAGTTCCGGTGAAATGATGGTAGGCATGAATTCCAGACCTTCGGCGGCAGTAGCACTATCCAATGCCTTAGCCAATTCGTTGGTCAAGCCCTGATAGCGCGACCAAAGCCCAAGACTTTTGGCTCCCAAATAGCGATGGCCGTATTTCGCCCGGAATAAAGCGTCCATGATCAATACGTCGTCCGACATATTGTGGAACTCTTTGACCTTACGATCGAAGTCATTGCTGGGAGTTTTGACTTCCATTTGCAAAAGCTCTTCAAGGGTCTGCTTACCGTTTCCGTTGGAATGTATCCCAGCTTCTTTCGGATCGAAAAGCTGCGGGCGCGGGCGTTCCTTGTTTTTCTTTTCAAACTCGGCATTGATAAGCTCGGTGAGCTTGGGTGTGACTTTTTCCAGAAATACCTTTTCATCCGGTATTTCCTTATCTGGTTCATTCCTGGCCTTTTTCAATTCGGCCATATCCTTGCTGACGCCTTGTAATAGGCTTGTAATCTCAGCTAAAGTTTCAGGTGTTTTTACTACTACATCTGTCACTTTTTCTTCCTCCTGGGTAAGTTTGATTGTTTTCAGATTGAATTTCTTAGCTTTGGCCTGATCGGCCAAAGCCTGGGGATTAGCGGGTATCGAAACCATTGAAATCTCAAAAAGCTCTAATTCTAAAATTGTTCGAATATCCTCGTCGGTATCCTCCCACTTGATAGGCCGGTAGCCGATAGAGAAGGCTTTTAGAATTCCCTCTTTGATTAAGCCCCAGACTTCGTTGGCTTCCTCGGTGGCTTTGGAAATCTGAGCTTTAATCCAAAGTCCCTTGGCTCGGACTTCAGCCTCAAGGACTTTACCGATGGGTTTAGACCACCACTCATGCCCGAAGAGGAGAACCGGATTCTCCATAAAAGCCTTGAGTGTGGCAGCAAAGGCTTCCGGCTTGACTATCTCCTGCTGCCGGTCTAAATCATCGGTCGAGGCATAGCCGGTAATGATTCGCTCCTCGGCATCAAGAATCTTAAATCTGGCCCCCAGCCTATGTTGCAGCTTTACTTCTTCTACGAATTCAATGCTCTTGATATGGGATTTTCTCTTTTTCATTTTGGCCTCAATTGAAAAGAAAGGCATACTCAACTGAGAATTCCCAAGTGGGTAGAGTTCCGGTAATGGTATAGTTCGCCCTGATTTTCTTGCCTGCTACTGGAAGCTGAACTAAATACAAAACATTGGGAACTGCAGTTGAACTGGTCTGTTGAGTAAAGGCTCCATTGGCAAGATTGGCCCAAGTTGTCCCATCTTCGGAAATTTCCAATTTCACATCCAGAGTCGGGACAGTACCGCCCCGGACTGCAACCTTTAAGATAGCAGTAACGGATTTGGCGGTATATCCTTCATTATTGGGAATGCTGGAAGTGTAGCCCGTCCCGGAAGCAGTGTATTCTGCGCTTTCTACTGCTGCATAATCGGGTGATTTCTGTGCCATTATTCTGTGCTCCATATCCGGGCTTTCAAAGAGAAAGTCCAAGAGGGTGTAGTGCCTGCTATTGTAGCGACTGCCCTGAGATTTTTTCCTGCTGCTGGAACTCGAATCAAATAATCATAGGCGGGAATAGCAGCGGGGAGTGAACTCGTAAACTGCGGAAACGCTCCACTGGGCAAATCGTCCCAAGTCGTAGTATCTTCCGAAACTTGTAATTTCAAATCTAAAGTGGGGCCGGTACCAGACCGGGCGGTGATATTAACTACTGCTTCGATAAATTCGGCCTGAACCGGAGAAGACAGGGGATAAATGGCAAAAGCCGTCCCGTTGGCGCTGGCTGTCCTGGCCGCCGAAGCAAAAAGTTCAACTTCTGTTAAGAGTCTCATTCTTCCTCTCTTTTTCGCATAAAAAAATCCGCAAAGCTTTTGGCTCTGCGGACTCTAAAGTCTCTTATGTAAGGTACTCTATCTCTTAGGCTTCTTGGGCACTTTAGGTTTTCTTGGCATCAATCTCCTTTTATTTTGATATGAACTTATCATTAATTCTCCTTAAAAGTAATTCATGTAGTTACAGCTTGCACATTTGACTGCACATCCCTTGAGTTCGGCAACATCGATCTTGGCCAATAGTGCATTACATTCTCTTCCATCTTTTCTTTTTCCTCTACAGCGGATTTCAAAAGTCACCGCAATCTCGCTCATCTTGTAAGTTTGTGCCTTATTATGATAGTTCTGTTGCATTTTGTAAAGGATTATTTTGGGATGGTTCACGCCAAATCAATTTATAGAACAACCCGAAGAATCTCCACTTTATTTCTTTAACTGTCCGCTTTGCATTACACCAGTGGCAATCTTCATCACCGCAAAATTTCGTAAAGCGTTCTTCGCGTCCAAATCCATTAATTCCCGTAACACAATGTGGCGGTTGAGGTATTTTGATCATTCCAGTTTCTCCAACACATCCAATAAATCACATCTACAGTTTATTACTTGCTCCGGTGGGCCGCTGGGATCGTTAGGGAATTGCAAGCCATTGGAGAAGGGTTCGTAGAGCTTGCGTTGTTCGCCGTCTATCAAGTGGCTATCTCTAACCCTATCATCTCTGGCTGAAAGCCACTCCTTACCTTCTACTACGTTGGATTGAACCATACCGGAGAACTTTCCCATCATATAAGCCGAATGAGTTTCTGTCCGGGCAACCATCTCGGCTCTTGAAACTGCGTCAATTTTATGGGGGATTGCCCAGTCATCGTAAATTGCTACAATGTTGTCCCTGATCTCTGCGATAGTCAAGCCCTGGTCAACGCCTTCCAGAAGAATCTGCCTGAGCTTTTCTCTGGTGGTTGCAGTTATTTCTCCGGCCAATTTGAATATCTTCTGTTCTAACCAAGCCCTGACTGTCGGATCGGTTAAGTTGAAGTCGATTGCCACTCCCAATTCCGAGAGCACTTGATTAGCCCCGGATTTCAAAACTTCTTTCAAGAGAGCATCAACTTTCTCTTCCAGTCTTTTTTGTTCATCAGCATCGCTAAAGAGACTATTCAAGTCTCCAGGTCCCTGCTTAACCTTTTTTGATTTCGAGGGGTTAAGCTCATCGTAATTAGCCAGAACTCTTTTGCCCTGCTCAGCAAAGTAATTGGCTACCCGAACGGCAAAGAAGTCCTCTTCCCGGCGCAAGAGTTCATCAAAGCGTTTCCAGCGGATTTCCCGGCCTCCGTTCTGCAATTCCTTGTGCCGGCCAAGAAGCAGACGCATTTTAGCTGAATCAAACTTGAGTGGGATTAAATGCTTCGGCTCTCCTTGACCTAAAGAGCCCAGATTGAAAAAGGAAGGCTGTAAAGCCGGAATCATTTCTCCACCCTCTACTTCTTCCTTGCCGGTCAATTCCCGCAATTCATTGATAGTCCAACCTGTCTGGCGTAACTTTAGGGCAGTATCAGCTTTTTCAGCCAAGCTCTCATTTAAGATCTCGATGGCATTCAAGTCGTATTTGAGCAGTAGTGGTTCATTGGACCCATTGACTCGCGGGAGGAAAATCTGGTTCAAGACTTCTTCTCTGTAAGCCAAGCCCGGATTTATACCCTGACCCCAGAAAATGTATCTCACTTGGTCTTTCAGATTTAATTGGTAGGGAGTATCGAACATCCCGCCCATAGCCGGCGGAACTTTGTAAATGGCGTAAATCATTTCCCGTTCATATTTGCGCAGGACATTGTAGTCCATGTCCTTCATAGTCGAGCCGATAACATTGATTTTCCCGCCCTTACCCACTATTCCAATTTTATGAGCATTATCGACTCCCTGGTGCAGAGCCTTCCACCAAGAGGATATGCGCTTAACATCTTCCTCGGTTAGGTTCTGATCACTTTCAAAAACCGACTTAGGCGTGGCATCATTCTTGAAAAAGTTAATGTTGTATTTCACTGCATAATGTTCTAAGGCCAATTCCGAAGAGCAGGCTTCGACCGGAGGCAGTCCATAGTAATCATTGTTGGGATTAACCAGCCGGAAATGAATTACCATCTCTTTAGGAATCCCAATTATTTTACCGCTGTTATCTGGCTGATAAGTATAGTGAGAAATATACTCAGTCGGATGCCCCACAATCTTCACTCGATTAGGACGGAGAGGCCAAAGCTCCCATCTGTCGTAATCAATCAGAAAGTAGGCATTGCCGGTCAAGTCCAAATAATTGCTGATGATATTCCAGAAATCAGTGTAAGACATGAAAGGATTGACTTTATAAAGTAAATCTAAGATTCGATGGCTCGTAAGTTCCTCAATCTCCCCATTTTTCTTGACTCGGTAAAGTTTCAGAGGAACTGAAGCGAAAGCTTCACCCCTGGTCTTAACACAGATATGCAAGGCGGCAATCTGCTGATAAGCATTCTGAGCCAGCCTAATGTCACTGGGATAGGTAATGCCCTGTTCGTTCTGGTAAATGGGAATAATGGTCGGGAGGACGGGATTGTCCTTTTGGCCTTCCGGCTCTTTCCACAGCCGGGAAACATTTTGAGCGAAAGTTTTAAGAGACATCCAGCACCCCTAAGAAGATGGCGTTCTGTTTCAAAATCCTGGAAGCGATATAGTCGTAGTTATCTGCATGGCGGTAATGATCGGCAACAGTCCCCTCCACCCATTTGAATCTTTGCTTATCCTCGTCGTAAATCCGGGTAGGAGCGCACATCTGAGTCACAAAATCGCCATTGTCTAAAGAGGCCAGATTCTTAGGATACAAAACTTTCTTCTGCAGAACTTCGGCGTGGGAGCCGTCCAAAGTCTGAGTCCGGTCCGCAACTATCGAAGCCAGCTTGTCATCAATCTTAATCGGCTCAAGCTGGGGCTGCTCATGGTAGCGACACAAGAACACTTTACCTTCATGCCGGGCTTGAAATTCTAAAGCCTTGCGAGTTTCGGGCATAGCGTCAATCACAGCGACTTGGATTCCAAAGGCAGCCATTACCTCGTCTAACTCTTCGAAGTTGCGATAGCTGCCAACGTGGACGGTTCTGCGGCCCCCTTCCGGCGGGTAATCCGAGACTTTGACGTGCAGTTTGCCACCCACATCAATCCCTGCCGTAGTCTTTTCGGCTGTAGAAGGCATGAGATAGTCCCGTACACAGGCCTGAAGCAAAGGCGGGGATAGTTTGGCTCCGCTGGAAGTGAAGGCTAATCCCAGCCTGGAATTATAGAACACCTGCTTCTTCGTCTCATCTCCCAATCCCTCCTGAAACAAAGCCCAGAGTTCTTTGACTGAAGCGGTTGGCACAAACAGCTGGGAGAGCTGGTAGCCTGAGATGGCATTTGAGGGGAACCACGCTACCCACTCTCCCTTTCCTAACCGACTAACCACCTTTCCACACTTCTTGCAATAAACCTGAATGTCTCTGGAGGCATCCCCCCTCCAGTCTAAATCTAAAAGCTCCCAAGTCGATTCGTTCTTCTGAGAGACAATGTTGACAAAGAAATCTAACTCCTGGTATTCCCCGCAGGCTTCGCATTTAATCATCCAATGCTTTTGATCTGAGTTCTTAAAACGCTCATCAATTCCAAAACCTTCAATCGTGGGATTCCCCATTTCCCTGTAGTATTTAATTTTAGCTGCCTGATTCCGGTCCCGGGCATATTTGATATTTGCCGGGTTGCAACGGTCAAGCTCGTCAATCGTCACTACATGAGCCGGAAACTCTGAAAATTCGGAAATTGCATTAGACCCCACAAACTTCATCGTACCTTTGCCGAAGTGTTTCATGGTGCTGGAATCAGCACCTTCTTTGAGTTCACGCAACCGCTTCGCGTAATAGGGGACAAACTCTTTGAGTCGTCCGATCCGGTTATTGACGAAAGTATTCCGCAGGGTTTGTGTTGGAACGGTATAAAAAACAGACAATCCAATATCACAGAAAGAGAATGTGTCACAGATAGCCCATTCTGAAACCCCAACCTGCACACATTTCTTGATAATAATTTCAAGTGCTTTGTCGCGGTAAATTGCCAGTAGGTACAGCTTGTCATGGAAATCAAGTGGCTTGTTTTCCGTGTTCCTGTGGTGTTTCACTGCCAGCCACAGTCTCGGATATTCGATTCGCAGGAGTTGACCCATTGATGAGTCCAAAGCCAAGAGCTTCTGCCGATGTTCGGATGCGCTCTCGGATTTCTTCTTCGCTGGCGGTTTTGCTACTGCTGTCTTCGTGGACATATTCTCTCAGGATTCCAACGCCCCGCAGAAAGTCCATTGTCGGTCGTTCTCGCGCTTCCTGCAGAAACAGACCCAGGTTATCAAGGGCCTGATGGATATTGCCGAAGAAAGCCAGGCTGCGGTAATCTTCGATATCCAGAACACCAGAGAGGGCATTTTGAATCTTCTCAACGTGACGAAAGGCGGTAATCTCAGCAATGCCTGCTTTCTGGGCGATCTGCTTGTAGGTGAGTCCGGCTTTCTTCTGAATCCAACACCAAATCTCGATAGCCCGGAATCTGGCTTTCCCCTTTGCAAACAGTTTAGTCTTGCCTTTAAGCTTATCATTCTCTTTCATTTTAGTCTGACAGATTTGTAATTATATGCCAGCAGGATTCACAGTAATTGCTGCGTTTTCTGGCTTGATTTTTACACTGTGAATCCTGGTTATCCAAATCGAAAAAATGAATGCACTGCCCTTGTTCTCGCTTCTTCTTTTCAGCAATCTCCTCTCTAAGATTTATGGGTAAAATTAAATTCATCTGCTAAATTAAACCGGGAGACTTGGCAATCCCCCGGTTACCAGAGGTTTGGGTACTACCGTCCTTTAAGACCTGAAGGAGTCTATCAGAGGACTTTTGTGAAGAGAGTTTTTTTTCTTGAATCATTCTGTCTGCTAAGAGAAGCAGGCAGAGGGGATTGTCAAGAGGGGCAGGTTAACTTTGGCGTAGAAGTTACAGCAAAGCTATGAGATGGCGTTTATTACAGAAATTTGACCAAGCAAGATTGTGGCCTTCAAAAGTCTTTCAGCCTCAGTCATTTGTCCTCCGGTAACTTAAACCTGCATGGGATTCCGTATAATTTTATTATTCGAGGTAATTCGAGTATAATTTCATCTGGATTACAATGAAAATCGTTCCAATATTTGTCGATTTGTGTTTGGATATTCTTCAAATCAATAACATCTAAAAATCGGGGGGAATTGAATTGGTCAAATTCCATTTTCAGCGGACTTAGAATCGTTCTCATTTTTCCTCCAGTTTCAGGTTAGCCTGCATCCCGCCGGCCTTTAGCTCAGGCGTTGCCTCTGTATTTTCCCATCAGGCTTTCAAGTTCGGCAAGGAATTTCATTTTGGATAGACGTCAATTTTCATAGTCCGGCATTTCATCTCCTCATGCTTTCTTCCACTTCAATATACTGCTTGAAGGTTTCCCAGACAAGAGTAATAAAGTAAGTCTGCTTATCATGCTCATTTTTACATTTTCGGTTCAAGCATTTTCTGATCCGGTGTCCAGTGTGGGGATAGGCCGAGCGATGGATTTCCGTCTGGCTTCCGCATCTGGGGCAGGCAAATCGGCTCATCCGTGAGTAGGGTTATTCGGCCCGGGTCCCCTTCTCTTCCAGTTCGTCCAGCAGTTGTTCTACTGTCATCTTTTTGGGCTTGCTGGCCAGCCAAGCTTTGACTGCCTCTCGGTCTTTGGGCCAACAAAGAAGGCCGTCTTGAATCCCCGGATATTGTTTCTGAAAACATTCCAGCAGGCTTTTCGGTTTACCCTGATTTATTCCGAGCGTAGCCGAGGAAGCAGAGTCGAAGGGCTTGTCCTTTGGGACAGGGCGAACCTTGGAAGCACAGACACAGGTTCCTCCACCGTCCAATCCGACATCGCTATCCTCTGTTTTATACTCACATAATAAAAATCCAACTTGTCCGGTATGAGCTCCAGTCCTACATTCTACTATCTCCACCCTATCCCCCACCTTGACCTTCTCCGGCTCAAGCTCGGCCAGGATGCGGTCACTTGCTCGGTCAATAGCTTCACTCAAACCACATTGGCCCGCCCCTTCTGGATTTCCGTAATACTCAAGATTGAAAATCCGCTTAATTCTCTCTCTGCTTATCATTTTTCCTCCAGTTTCAACTTACCCTGCCTTCTTGCAGGTTCCAGTCTCTTGTTTGCTATCTTCACATACTCCGGGTTGTTGTCCAGCCCGATAAATTGCCTGCCATATTCTAAAGCAACCAAGCCAGTAGTTCCAACTCCACAGAAGGGGTCTAAGACTAAGCCGCCCGATATTTTAACTTTTGTGCTTCCGCAGTTAGGACATTTACATTGATTCATCTGACTGCAAACTCCTCTCCACAATAAGGACAAATAACTTGCCCTTTGTGGATTTTCATAAAAATAATTTCAAGATTTTCGAGCCTATTATCTTTCTTGTTTTGATTTCGATGATGAACATATTCTTCTGATAACAATGGTCTGCCCAAATGTTCGGACATTATAAAGCGGTGTTCTAAAATGTAATTATCTTTTTTGGTCATCGGATGGCCCGGTTTAAGAATTCTAACATAACCATCTTTACCTATGTAGCGACCACCCTTCCAGCTATGATGATTTTCACCTTTTATCCTGCTATTTACGCTGGCCCCAATTTTACTTCTACGCAAAAGCTCATTGTGTCTTAATGGACCAGACCAATATCTTTTTTGAGCTTCTGAATTGTGTTTATTTTGCTCCGGAGTTCTTTTAAGTCCCCGCAACTTTTCGGCGGTTCTTTTCCTTGCTTCTGGTGAACATTTTATCGTATGTCCTTTTGCAAACCTACCGTATTTATCACGTCCACTCATTTCCACATTCCTCACATTTATAGATTTTCTCTGGACATCCGGCCAGAATCGGCCGTCTGCATAAATCGGTAGGATAGGCGGCAAAGTGGGGCAAGTCCAGAGGCTCAGGATTGATTTGCCAGCAGCTCCCACAATTTTTTCCTTCTGGATGATTATGAGAAGCTTCTGGACTTTCTATTCCCCCATAATCAAAGTGTCCACCAGAACCGCTTTTATTGAAATGTTCTTTTAATTCCTTTTTCCTCTGTGTCCTCGCCCCCGGACTTCCCTTTTCTTCAAAGCCGGAGAATTTGCCCTGATAGTCAGGCATATAGGAAATATCTGGTCGTTTTTTCACATGGCCATCGAAACTTGCGGACAGCTCTAAATCCTTGTTGCCTGCCAAATGGTCGGCGACATGCTTAACCCGCACCGAATCAAGGCTAAAATAATACTTTGGGCTTTTAGTGAAGAAAAACAGATTCTCCCAGGTCTGATTAAATCTATCCTTCACGCTGGATGGCATAACCGAGCCAATAGTCAAACCATCAGGGAAAAGCACCTGCTTGGCCCAAATAATTACATTCCTGCAGACCCAGCCCCGGTCTATCATAGCAACCTGAAAGCGGGCGGGGATGGCAAGGAGGGATTTCGCCATGACATTTCTTTGCGGTGGATTGTCCCCGGGGTAATCTCTATCATTCTCTTTGCTCGTATTTCCCCAACTCCCACCATACGAATCTCCGATATTAACCCACATTGTCCCGCTCTTTTTCAGCACCCTTTTACATTCGTCCATCACAAAGAGAAGATGGTCAAGATATTCAGTAAAAGTTTTCTCTAATCCCAATACTGATTTTTTGCCATCTGGCCACACTGAAGGCTCGGTCTTGTAATCACGGAGTGCGTTCAGTAGTATGGAGGCGATGTCATTATGAGGTCGCAGGATTCATCGGGTAATGGGATTCCCTGCGAAACATCGTGCAAATGAACTTTGTTAAGTTCAAGCTCCATACTAAAGAATCACCTCCTTTCGATGTCTGAGTTTATGGCACTCAGAATTTCTATCATTCTTCACTCCCGGCTGGGGGTCACTTTATCACCTTGACTGACATACCCAGAGCCGCCAGAATCTTCGCCTTCAACTTAAAAACGGGAGTTTCAAAACCCTTGACATCGACCAGTTCGCCATCG